CCCAGAGGTAAGTTTATCTGGGAGTTCGTTAGCAGAAGTAACACCATCGAGTACAGATTTGTCAATTACAATTTTATCACCATTATTCCCCTCAAAGGGTTCGCCTGACAACACTCTATTTTTAAATGCATTCCATCTCGCAGGTTGCTTATTAAGACTCTTTCTATTGATAGAAGTAGCTTCTTTAATCAATACCCACTCTTTAAAATCTTTCATTTAATAATCCCTATTGTTTGTATACCACTCTCGTCAGTATGAATGTATTTGTATCCTAATGACTTGAGCCATGCTATAAGTTTCTCTGATCCTACTTTATAAAAGAACTTATCCAATGTCAATCGTTTATTAGAGAAATGATCTAATGCAGCTTGTTTAAGTTTATTAGTAGCATCTGTTTCTGGTTTAGGTGACTTGTCATTAGAAGAATGACCATAGTTATGACCTATACCATCAATGATATCTTTAATCTCACCTGTTCGGTTTATATCAATAACAGCAAAGGTATATCTTTCATTCTTCTTTGCATTAAACTCTACTTCAGATACTTCACCTTGATTTGCCCCAAACTGGCCAGCATATCCAGAGGCATGACCTTTAGACTGTGTTATCCACATGATTTTAGATTTAGATTGTGATACAGTTTCACCTTTCTTGTGACCTCTATACCATGTACCTTCTGCTATAAACTCTTTAAAATCTTTCATCTATTATTTCCTGTGACTATCCCCAAACCTGGATATCATTGGGTTTATTTTTTGAATGTATGTATCACTCTTACTAACAACTTTACCCGAAAAGCCTATGGATTTAGCTGCTGCTTGAACTTCCTCTAGTGATGGGCCCATTTCAGATTCATAATGATGTACTTCTATTATCTTGAACTGATGTATCAAAACTTCATCATATACATCCTTTTCGTCATATCCACCTACATGCCTTAGAGTAGATACAATACTCATTACTGTAGAGACATCAAGTAACTTTTTCGACTCTCTCATATAGAATCCCATAAACTTACCTTTAGAGGCACCATTCATGTTTTCAACCATCTTTCTTACAAGACTCCAATAATCATAAACCCCCATACTAACCAACTCTTTGGTATCAGGAAAGTCTTTTGCAGTCTGTTCTAATTCCTTCTTAAACCCCTTCTTAACTGCATTTAGCATATCTTTAGCAAATATCCTTTCCAATTTCTTCCCTACTGATGGTTCTTCTTCATTAATTCTATCAACCCATCTATTACCATTTCTGTCTAGAGCTGTAAAGGCGTCCTTCTGGAATACAATAGATGTTTTACCTTCTAGTTTTGTTAGAACTCCACCCATTGTTCCTATACCATCTTGTGATATAGTTGTTGAGCCTTGAGTAAATGCAGATATATCTTTCCTCTTTCCCTCAAGTTTTTTTAGTCTAAGTAATCCTTTTATATCAGTTACATGATATGCTTTTATATCACGTTCTAAATCTTGTAGAACAGCCGGTTGTAGTGGAATACCACCATTAGACGCGAGGAACCATTCTGAAGTATGGTTCTTTAAAGCATACTTACGCTTTTCTGTTATAAACTCTTTAAAGGGCTTCATAGTCGTATGCTATATCACCTTTAGAGTTGGTGGTATAAAAGACTTTAACAACACCTAATATTTCAGTATCAAAGTGTATGTCATCTCCTGATGTTACATCTTTATCGTAATAGAATATCTTACCTCTTAACTTATTCTTATATACAACAGTTTTTAGATGTGCTTTAACTAAAGAATGGAATAATCCCTCTTCTAATCTGCCTTCATTTAATACTGTCTTAAATGATTTCATGATCTCATATCACCCTTATCGATAGCCTTCTCAACTTTAGCTAATGCGAGTTTAAATGATGTTACCCCTGCTTTATTGGTTGCTGCAGCTTCGAAGGCTACTGTCATCTTTTTAGTGGCTTTAATCCAGGTATTNTATGCTTTATCAAAGTCATCCAACTTACCTTCAGAGATTATTGTTTTAATTTCTTTAAATGATTTCATCGATTATATGTCCTTTTTTAAATTCTTTAACGTTTTTCTTTATAAGGTTATTATAACATATAATCTCAGGGATTACAAAGTATTTTATAGGTTTAATAACTTTAAGTTTATTTATTTCTAGTATCATATCTCAAGTGTATTATAGCTCTTCTAACCCACGGTACTGTTGAATATGGGTATGGTTTCTGTTTCTTTTCTTCCTTTACTTCGGGCTCTTTAGTTTTCTTCTTTTCTTTAGGTTCTTCCGCATATACATTTCCAAGTATTAATAAACCTAATATAAAACTATGGGTGCTCATACCTCGTTTCTTTAGTTTTCTTACTTTCATCATCCTTGATATGGTTAGTTAGATTATCGGTATTATTTAATATCTCTGATGCATTCATATCAATTCGTTGTCTATTCTCTTTAGACTCTGCATCATATATAACCTTCTCTAACTTTAACATTGATATCATCTCATTAGGTACATAACGCCATACATAATCACCATCCTCTTTGATAATAGAGAATACAGTTTGTCTTAATCCAATCTTAACTATAATAGCGTCTGAGTCATCTATTTTTACTCTATCACCTTCTCCAAATGCACGATTCATAAAGAATGCAATACCCTTTGATGCTGATGTTATAAAATCCTTTATCCATATTGCTACAATACCAGCTAATAATACCTTTACTATTGGCATCATATCTGCCGTTAATGTTTCTGCTAAATGTATCTCATCAATCATATTATTCCTATCTAGGTGAAAGTAACATAGGTAGAACACCTACTAAGGCGCCTCCTACAATGGCAAATCCTACAGCCCACCCGAATACAGTAATAATAAGCTCTGTTCTTTTAGCTTTTCTTTTAGCTTCGAGTATTCTTTGTTTTTCTCTATCTCTAGCTTGCTCGCCCTCAAAGCGTAAAAAATCGTCCCACATCATATGACGGGTACGAATCATAAGTTCTTTAAGTTGTTCTCTTTTATTCTTTATAGCTTCTTGAGCCATAAATATTTCTAAATCTGATTCTTGTTGCTTACCTGACTTTGCAAGTTTTGCTTTTTGATCTATCGTCCTACCAGCGTCTGAGAATTTAGCCAAATGCTCACCCATTTCAAATAGTTCTTTCCCATGAGCTAGACTTTCTGATATTACACTAAAGGCTGCGTTGGCTAGTGCCAATTCTGCTAACATAGTATCTCCTTATAAACTATATTAGTATATTTATATATTTCGTGCCTTTAAGATTCCATTAGTTCAAAATGTGGTGCATCTATAAACGGTCTACGACCTTGTTTCCTTCGGGTATCTATATAGTAATTCATTGCTTCTTCTGATGTACCTATATAATCACCAAGGTCTAGTACATTCCATGCTGCTCCCCATCTTAATGAAACACCATTCTCAGCTGCAGCTAACTTCATCCCATCTGCTATATCATCATATAAGTTAAGTTCCCATGATACTCTAGCTCCAATATAAGCAACTAGGTCAACTGCTCTACCTTCAAGATGCTTCGACTTCATAGTCTTAGATGCACCTGAGTCAAACAGTTGCTTTTGTCTTCGAGCTGATCTAAGACCTTCTGTTACACCAAAATCTATTTTAGTTACCTGAATAGCTCTATGAACACAAGCTACTAACTGTTCATCAACACCTTCTAATCTTTTAATACTTCTTTTACTTAATCTAAACATTTTAATTACCTTATATTTAAAGACCATAGTTTTTTTAATACCCATGATGCTATTGAAGCTTTTATAGGATTCGATGATCTACTCATCTGCCATATACAAAGCATTACTTTCATTTTATGTATAGAAGTTTTATACATCAACTTCAACGATGTTAAGACTTTCAAAATCATTCTTACGCATAGTTAGTTCGTATCCACGCACATTAATCTGTACAGGATCCCCAAAAGGAGCTACTCTAATAATCTTAAATAGAGTACCTTTAAGTAAACCTAAAGCTAAACATTTCTTTCTGGATGTTTTGTCTAACTTTGAATAATCAATTAATTTATATTTTTTACCTACTTCTACTTGTGGAAATGTCATAACCAAAGATCTCCATAATGTTTACCAAAGAGAATAAATCCTTCCTGAATATGCTCATTCTCTTCAGCTAGTCCATGCATATCCCCTGATGCATAATATCTGGATTCCCATGTATCTCTTGTCCGATGAAGTTGAAATGCCATAAGGATCTTATCCATAACATATTTACACCGAATATCATATTCATCAGATTTCATAGAAAGTGGGACATCATTATCATCAACCATAAAGTAAGTATCTAGATTCTGCATCTGTGTATAATACTTCTCTAGCATAGGTAAAATGATTTCAGAGAGGGTATGATCCATATTAATAATATCATCTTTATGGATCTTCACTTCTACATAACGATCTTCTCTAAATTTATTTACAGTATAATCTAAGACATTTTGTAGTTTAGGAATCACCCATTCAGTCACCTGATGAGGAACGCCGTATCTCTGCATAACTTCTTCTACTACATCAACTAAGATTACTTTAGGATAACCACCAATGTCTACATGCATATTACACCTTCCCCTCTATTAATGATTTATTAGCTGTCGCCAACTGTTCAAAGGCAACTTGAAAGTCTTCTTGCTGTGATACTTCTTCGGCAAAGTTACGCATATGATAAACCTTAGCTAATTGATTAATCAACTTTTTAGGCATATCATGTTCTTCAGCAATATTATCTGTTATCTCTTTTATCAAATCACGCTCTGCTTCTATTCTCGTTTTAGAGTTAGAAATCTCTTGTAGAGCTGCATCAATCTTTTTCAAATCACTTGGATTACTTGGTAACATAGGGTGTCCTCACGGTCTATTATTTTAAAATTGTGGATTAAATACTTCTACTATTAATTCATAAAATGCTATAATTGTTAATGCTATCATGAATGCTATAGCTAAGAGTACTAGAGTTACAGAATATTTCATCATAAATATTAGATGAATATACATTAGATTTACTTTACTTCTTTCTTTACTTCTTTAACATCCTTGTCTTGTTTAAAAATAAGATCCCAGTTGTCCCTGTACTTCTTACTGGTCGTCTTAGACTGTAGTTTATCTCCAGTCACATCATTCTTCGTTACTGCCATCTTCCTTATCCGTATATATTATTAATGGTATTAATTTTAGTGCTTCTTCCACTTCTGGTACTTCTTTAATAATCAACTTCTCAACATTCTCTTTAACAATAGCTTTAGACTCATTACAGTCTTTCGAATCGTAGAGTGCTGTTAATGGACAATCAATGTATGATTGAATAGTTCTAGCTTCAATAAGAATATTCATTGCAGTTTGTGCTGCTGTAGCCACTAATGTAGTGCCTATTATAATTATAGAAGCTTTTTTATATATGTTCATAAATCTTTACCTTTGATGTTGTATCTTTGTCATGTCTTTAAGATCGAAATAGGTAAAACAGTGAGGGCATTGAACTTGTCCTTTAGAATAATATCTAACAAAACTACCTTTAACACCCTCACCACAAGGGCATTTGTAGTAGAATATTTCTGTTTCAATTAAGTCATTTGGGCTACTCATTACCTAATGCTAATATAATATAATGAGCCGCCTTTAATAGATCCTTACGGTTCTTTCCACCTTTCTTACCATAACGCATTAGATACTTGATAGTGGTATCAATACATGAGTCAGTCATTGTACCTCTAGCCTTCCATACATCTAAAGATTGAACATCATTATTCTTATTTGTATAATGTGAAGAATATGTAGATCCTATATATTGAGTTAGTTCTTTGATTATAGTATCTTCTGAATACCTATATTCTTCTGCATAACTAGAAAACTTCAATTCATTTGGATCTGATGGATTTTCATACAGTTTATTGTTTAACCAATCTGTTTGAGCTCCTGACCAATCGATTTTTGTATCATCAGGGATATTTAATTTATACTGATTATACTGACTATCCTCTTTAAAATTAATAGCTGTTGTATCTAACTGATTAAAGGATCCTGACCAATCGATTTTTGTATCATCAGACTCATTGTTTTGCTGCTGAGTTTTCATAATCATATCATGTTCGTGTTTAATTGATGACATTATTTAATAGCTCCATTCCTAACCCATTTAGCGGTAGGATGTCGCTTCTTAGTAAATGACCCATGGCCTGTTTGTTTACTTAGAGGTTTACCTCTAGAGTTAACTGCATTATTTCGGAATGGTTTTGCTCGTTTACTCATAATTCACCTTTTCTCTTCAATATATTATAATTACGTTCACGTTTATACTTAGAACGATCTCTTTGAACTTTATGCCCAAAGAGTGTGTCTTTATCAAATAATGATTTGTGTATAGCTCTACCTACTTTTTTCTTTTTCATAATACTATTATACACTAATCTTTATACAATGTCAAGTGTTATCCTACAGAATTACATAGACCTTTATCATATGCTTCTTTCTGTTGTGCCAGACCTACATCAATAGACGTTACTTTATTCTTAATATCAGCACCAAATGGATGTTCTGATTCTTCATAATCACGTTGTACATCACGTGAAGAAGGAAGACCGTTTACAGCATTATATACAGCTTCTTTAGTTGCTTCATAATTATACTGTTGAATAAGAGCATCATTTGAGGCATTCCAATGAATGAACACACCTACTGTAATAAAAAGATCATCTGCTTCTGACGCATTAATAGTACCATCTTTAACCGAATCTGCAATCGCCAGAGATACACCACGTTGAGCAGGTCCGAACATCTGTACTGCTTGAGCACCTTTCTTAATTGTAACTTTATTAAACATAACAGTATTAGGTTTCACCATTAAGTTTGGTGCTACTACTGCTAGTAAAGATGTAAACCCATCTTTGTTATTCACTAAGGCATTTGCGAATGCCGTTTCTACTACTGAACCTCTAGGACCTATCATTAAATCAATATGGGCAACTTCGTTACCTTCACCTTTCAATGATTCACCTACACATAAATTTGTTACTCTACTCATTATCTACTCCACTATGATTAATTATTTTAATATTGGTTGTTTTGAAGAAATTATCGGTTAAATCCTTATACTCATATATTTCTTCCGTTCTTAACGATTTAAGGTATTTCTTAAATTCGGTCCATTCTGTCCCTTTTATTACTAAATTATATCTTCTTACTAAAGGTTTATCCCCTGTTTGCTGTTGGTGAACATCAATAGATCCTGCTAACCATATATTCGAATACATTGCAATAAACTCTTCAGTTACTGGTGCGAAATGGTTTAGATTGTAACTATGCATTACAATATGAACAATCCACTTTAGCTAATATAGCTAACTCAGATGTTACTTGAGTAATACCAGAATAAGTACACACATGATCTAACTTATTCATTTTGTTGTGATATTCTGCTTTTGTTATTGATTTAAATTCTTTTGTTTTAATTGTCTCCCCCATTTCACCCTCAATCCAATAAGATGTTACTATATACATTTACTTTAATTTGTCCTTTATTATAGTTATAGGAATAGAAAGCACTCCTATTATTAAAATTAATAAGATAACGATAGCAGTTATCCCTGTTAGTATTACATTAGGTTGTTTTGTCTGTTGCGTTTCTATAGGCATAATAACCCCAGATTAGTTGAATTCCCAAACCTATTATAAAAATACCATTAATAATATTATATATAAACTCAAATCCTGCGGGGAATATAATATGAATGGCTATAAGCATCCATAATGATATAGTTGAAATCATAGTATAGATTGGTAATAATAAAGCTTTTATCATAATAATGTTCTCAATAAATGTTAATGTTATCTTTCACGTAAAGTAATCCTGTCCCTATTATCATCCATGCTAATATCAATATAGGAATAGAGTATAATAATATCTTATCAAATAGACCATGAGTGGATGTATCTATTGAGGACATACCAAATATAACTGCAGCGGCTATACAACATAACCATAATATTTCAAATACTCCCATATTAGTGTACCAATACCGATTGCATAAAAACAGTTGCTATAGATGCTCCTATCACACATGCCCCTACATACATAAACATTCCACCTACATGCTTGAAATATATACGAACAGCATCAGAGTATATGCATCTTTTTATATTATATAATATATTGTCTAACAAACTAGATATTATTTGAAACCAACCCATGATATTACCCTTCTTCTTCTACGAAACTAAAGCTTTCAAACTCTCACCATTACAAAATCTACGAATAGTTTCTGCTAAAAGATCATCAATATCTACAACTTGGATCTTCTCTGGTAACTTCTTTATCTGCTCTATAGAGTTTGATATATATAATGTATTTATACTTGACTCTTCTAGTCGTGTTATTGCCCCTTTTGAAAACACCCCATGAACAATAACAGCATCAACAGACTTTGCTTTTGCTTCTAATAACGCATCAGACGCACCTACTAATGTACCACCACCATCTACAATATCATCTACAATACAACATCTTTTACCTTTTACATCACCGATAATATGCATTACTTTAGATACACCAGGTTCAGGTCTTCTCTTATCAATAATAGCAATAGGTAGATCTAATAAATTAGCAAAGTAACGTGCTCTACCCGTTCCACCAATATCCCCAGCAACTATACAATCATAGTTATTATGTTCAACATGAGCTTTAAGTGTGTTTAAGGTTGAGATATGTTCACATACTACATTATTAGAGAAGAACCCTTGTATTTGTAGTGTATGAAGGTCTGTTGCGATAACAGAATCAATCCCTGAATAGGATAGCATTTGTGCGAATACAGAAGATGATATAGGACTTCTTTGTATTCTTCTGTCTTGTCTTGCGTATGGNAGATAAGGGAATAGAACAGTAATGCGTTCTGGTGATGAGCGTTTAACAGCATCAACCAAAAGCATCAGTTCCATAATATCTACATTCTTATTAGATTGTGTCGAAGTACCAGCTATAATAAAGACTTCTTGTCTTCGTATGTTCTCTAGTACTTCAACAGATATTTCGGCGTCAGCGAAATCAATAATACTAACATTACATAACTTAATATCTAGTTTCTCTGCTACTTTTTGACTTAAAACTTTATTAGACCTTGTACTTAATAATATTGAGTTTTTCACACTTAGTCCTATTAATTAATTATATACTGTGTATTATACTATAGTTTCGTCACTTTGTCAAGATTTTTTTACATAAATCTGTATAGTTAGACATTGAATGATCAGAGAAACCATCAATACCAGGTGGCCATTTACAGATACCTTTCAGTGTACCCGAACACCATTGTTTGAACATACGCCATCTGGAAAATCCATCATGTAACTCACCTAAGGAATCAAAATATTTCATTTCACCTACATGAGAATATCCAATAATTTCTAATGGGTTTCTAGTAACAACATCATTATTATTACGATGTCGGTATAGAGGCACATTATAAGCTTTTGCAAAAGTACGATCACCAACTCTAGGTGAACCATAATTATATACTACACAATCATTTAATCTTAGACCAGCTAATGTTGCCATTGCTGCTCCTAATGAATGCCCTGTTACCCATACTTTATGATTAGGATAATCTCTTGCTACTCTATGTACCTGATTCCATATACGATCTAGATAATCTTTAAATCCTCTATGTACTTTACCTGCAGCTGCCACCTCAGATTCAGTTTTAAAGAATTTACAATCTGCTTCAATGTCTTTCCATTCCGTAGGTTCCGTTCCACGAAATACGAATATTAGGTTTTCCTTGTCCGCTAAGGCATATGCTTCAGCACCATCTTCCATACCTTCAATAAATTGAACAGTATATACATGACCCCAAATATGTTTAAATCCTGCAGGATCTAGATAGCAGTCATTACTTAATTGTGCGAATAGTGAAGCATTAGTTGCAGAATATTCGGTTGTGTTAACAATACCCTTTCCTAAAGGTTTTGTAATAAACCGTTTTAAATTAATACTCATGAATCATCAGCACAAGTTACTGATATTGAGTTGGGAGTTATTGAGTCACTAACGGCTGTACGAATTACATTTCTAGCGTCAGGTGATGCAGCACAGTAACGAGATACTGTATGCTGTGCTGCGATCCCGACAGTTGATAATGTAGAACATCCAGACATTAGAATTGCGGTTGCAATTATAATTGTCTTTTTCATTTTTATCACCTATTATTAATATACATTGTTATTTCAAAACCAAACCTTAAATCTTTATATTTCGGTGTTTCCCACTTCATATATTTCTCCTATGTCTAGTTATATCTTACATTATTACTTATACAATTACTGATCGAAGTTGTATTGATATTCAACAAATAATGAGTCACCGATTTGGTCACGTCCTTGAAATACATCCCAAGGAGCTGATAAATCATTTTGCTGATATGCACCTGTTAGTTGATGTGATTTAGAACCAACATATGCTGTAGCGAATACTCGTGCATAGTTATTATTATTATCACCAGACCAAAATTCTCCAAACTGATCCATGTCTTGCATCCAACGAAAGCCTGCTGATTTCATTTTCAATCCAAAACTTGAATCATGATCAGCTGCCATTAGAGGGGCAGACATTAAGGCAAACATTGTTGCTAATACGATTAATACTTTTTTCATGCTTATTTCCTATTATTGTGATTATTGTGTAGGTGTGATATAGCAACCATTGCTAACACCATTAATGACAGACCTCCAAACCCTAAAAAAACCATCTCACTAAGTGCGAGTAGTGTAGAGTCCACGGATCCTAATACTATGAGAAATCCTGTTAATCCCATTATATAATATAACACTTCAATTATTTTCTTCATTATTATTATTCCTTTGTTTTACGATTTTATTTATATAAAACAACAATTGTGGTTATTATACAACCTTACTTATAAAATATATGATTGTCTATATGCCATACTTTAGATAACTTGTATGACCATCTAGGTCTTATATTAGCTGCATGATACCACATAGAACCTTTTGATATACCATTCAAACCAACACCCCATATCCCTGACGTATATTCAGCAACTACAGACTGTATCTTTTTATAAGTTACTTTATCTTTAGGTACTGAATACCTACCAGACCAAAATGAGAATTGTCTGTGTTGTTTAATTACATCACATATATGATTAGGATATTTTGATGATATCTTTCTATTATTAATAACATCCATTACCATCAATTGCCCCATTTTGGATTCACCTCTTGCTTCACCGTATACAGCTAAACTCATACAATCTACTTCGGATTGTGTGTAATTACCGGCTATTGTAGTTGTAGTAGGTAATACGAATAATGCTAATATGAAAAGATTATTCAAAACTAAATTCTCCTAATTCTTTATGATATATACACTATTATACACACACTTTGTTATAATGTCAAGAACTTTCTTCAGTTACTTTTTTCAATTCAGCACGATTTATTAGACGTTTAATAACATCATCAGAATCCATCCATATATCTCTATTATCCAGAATCTGTTGTATCTCATCTTCTTCTAAGAAGTCTACATACACATCTCTTAATAATTGCTCAGACCATTGTCGTTCATGTATGATATTGTCATACATTTCACCACCTTTACCTATAACACCACCTGAATAGTTGTGAAACATAAACATAGAATTATCTGATATATCTATGTTATCTGAAGCTAACATAATCATTGTAGCTGCTGACATACACGCCCCTTCAACTTCAATCATTATAGTACCTTGGCATTGCCTAATGACATTACGGAATTGAATAGAGGTGAATAAATCCCCACCTACTGAATTAATATATAATCGCACTACATCATGTAATCCTATATTACGGATAATATCAAACCATTCAGTATACTGATCAGGGGATTCTATATCACCTACTAGATAAAACTCATATATAGTTGATAATGGTTTACCTACTATGGTTTTTTTATCTTGGTTGTCCTGTTGCTTTATATCCATTCTCTAATGCTTCCTTAATTAATGTAGGGTCTGATTCTCGTTTCATAATCGTAGTTAATACTTGATTATCTTCTAAGGTTGATTGTGCTGATGTATGCCATTGTTTACGATAAGTTCCTTCTTTATAACCATTCTCTTGTCTAAAGATATTAAGTATCAACTTACCCATATACATATGATACATCTTATTAAATGTCATACCAGCTGCTAATGTGAGTTCTGACAACTCGTACATAGTTGATAATAAATTGGGGGTCATCTGGGAACAAGAATGAACAAAATATAACGTTCTTTGTTGTACTTTCTCTGTATCCCATTCAGATGTACTCTTATCAAGACCTGAATGATCCTCAACCATCTGAGCGAAATATTCTAGTTTATCATCACTCATATTAGAGGGTAATGTAGCAGGATCTAATAGTACTAATGAAAAATAGAAAAACCAAAGATCAACAATTTCCATTCTTGATTGCTCAATATCTACAGTACCATGCTTCCACCATTTGTAATCAGTATGTTCTAATAGTTCACCTGACTCAACAATCATTGCTCTGATAAAGTCTTGTCTAGACCTATCGTTTTCCCATGCAGGGTTAATGATAGTGTTTAGTTTTCTCTGTTGTTTTAATAAGTTAAGTACTTTCTGTTTCATTATATAATCCTATTGTTTCAATTAGTTTAGATGTCCAGTTATCACGTTGTTCAATAAAGATTTGTGGTTCTTCATTATCTACTGCTATTAGTGTTACTAATTGCTCTACAGGAATACCAGTACGCTCTTCAAACATAATAGCATATGCAGCTTCTTGTATAAAATAACCTTCACACCATTCTCTCTTCTTTAACCTAGCTGATGTCTTGAAATCAATAATAGATACTTTACCGTCCCATTCAGCAATACAATCTACTCTACCTGCTAAACCTAAATGAGTTGAATAGAGTGCTCCTTCTTGACATAATACGTTATCAATGTATCTATCGATAACAGATCTAACTGATATGAAGTTATCATGTATATTAGGTAAGAACCCATCAGAGTATTCTTTATCATTATCAATATACTTCTCAATGATTTCATGCACAGCTGTTCCTCTAGTGGATGCTTTATATGAAATCCTATTTGCTTTATCGTTACCTACTCTCTTTCTCCATTTTTCAATAGAGTCCTTCGATAAGATAGAAAGTACTGATGTTACAGATGGAAACGTTTCATGATTTGGTGTTTCATATAACCTAGTACCATCTTTGTATGTTACATTAAGGTCATCATAACCTAGTGGTATATTCAAATGCTTAAAATTCTTATATCTTTTCATAATATCAATATCCTAAATGCTCCTTAGAACAGATATAATCTCTAACAATATCTGATCTAACAATGTCTGCCCAAGTAAATTCAATAATCCTAAACCCCTTTAAGGTTTCTAATATATCTATAAAGTTTCTAACTCCTTGTCTTTCTGTTTTCTTATGTAGATCTGATTGATAATAATCACCACACATAATGAATCTACAATTCTTACCTATGCGTGTTATAACAGAATCGAGTTCATGGAAGTTACAGTTCTGTGATTCATCTATAACTAAAATAGCATTATTGAAAGTTTGCCCACGAACAAAAGAAGTTGAAAGAAACTCTATCTTCCCTATATGTAAAAGTATATTCCATGCATCATGTATATCTTTAAACATTTCAGTGCATAGACTTTTATATGGTAGTGCATAGACTTCTTTCTTTTCTTCTTCTGTTCCGGGCAAAAATCCAATATCCCTTGTACTTACAATTGACCTAACTATAATGACCTTATCATATCGTGTAGACTTATCAAGAACTTCTGATAATGCTAAATGTAGAGCAAGGTATGTTTTCCCTGTACCAGCAGATCCGGATAATATTAAGTTATCATTAGACTTCCATTTCTGTATAGCTTCCGTTTGTTTATCAGATAATGCATCAAGTGTTGTTAAATCATCATATCTAATCTTTAAGCTAGTAGCCAATCTTTATTTCCTTATTTTGTTGTTATAGTATTACCTCGTTGTGAGGCTCCTGCATTGATTTTCGATAATACTTCTTTAAATCCATCATCAGTACGTGATATAACATCACCAGTTTCATATACTATTTTAGGTGCTCCAATCACCTGCTTAACAAATCCCTGTACTTTACAATCAGGACAAGGATCATCTATCGGTTTATTTCTCTGCGAAATTGTACTAAACTTTTCAAAAGTTACATTACAATTAGAGCAGCTGTATTCATATGTTGGCATTAATTAATCATACTCCATTTGTTCTATTTGATCGGTTAAATAATCGTATTTACATTTTACACGGTATGCTAATTTAGAGTTTCCTTCTTTCTCTAATCTAAAGACTTGATGTTTAATATCTTTGTGATACTTCTTAATTCGTTGAAGTTGATGCATACTTATAATTGCCATTTGATACCTTTAAGATTGTTATAGGAATCATAATATAATACTATTCGGTGATAAGTCCTCCCCATACTGTGTTACAAAGTTTAACAGTTAATCCTTTATACTTACCCTTTAATGCCTTATCTTTCATTATAATAACTAATTCAGCATCTTTAGGATGAATAGACTCTAGTAAATTTATAAATATTTGTTCACGCTTTGCTTGAGATAAAGCTTTACCCTCACCATCATCAACAAGCCATTTAAATGCAGGTGTCTTGTTAAATAAGGATTCATGATCATCGATTGCCGGTGTGTAGGGTATATTCCCTTTAGGTATCCAATTAAATGTTAAAGTAGGGTCAAACGAGCCCTTTAATATATCTCTAACACCTAAACAGTCATTTGCTTTAAGTAATTCTGCCTTTGCCTTTGCTGTTTTTGTTTTCCCTACAGCTTCTAGTAGTTCAAACATATGCCTATATTCATTCATTCTATATCCTCTTTAAAAATCTTGTATACAATCCATTAACATTTTACATCTATTCTTAATTAGATAGTTTAATATCTTTGATCTAGATGCAATCTTTGTGCTATCATATTTACTTATAATACTTTCCTTTATCTCTTCTGGTACATACGAAAGATCAATTAACCTTCTATTACGATAATAGTTACGTTGTACCTCTACAGGCATTTCTGTAAAATGATCTAACCAGGCTGCAATCTTTTTCTTAGTCATTGGTTTTTGTCTAATACCATCAACTAAGAAGTTATCACCTGATAAGATATTAGGTACTCCATCAGATGTGTCACCCTTACATATATGCTCAAATAGATAATCGGGTGAAGAACCTGTAATAAACTTCTTTGTCATAGGAGAATATTGTTGGATATTAGTAGTACCTTCTTGAAGTTGAATAAAGTCTTTATCTGCTGATACAATCATTACCTTATCATGTTTACCAAACTCTTGAGTTTCAGCACATAAGACTCCAATAATATCATCCGCTTCAGCTTTATCAACTTTAATAACTTTGTACGGGAAGTTCTCTTTAATCTCATCAGTAACCTTATTAATAATTTCATACAACTTATCCCAATCCATTGTATCCTTATCCCTACTCTTCTTACGATTAGCTTTATATTGAGGGAAGTAGTCCTTTCTCCATGATCCACCTTCAAGTGCTATAACTACCTCTGGCCCATAATTATCCTTGAACTTTACATTATACATACGAATTGTATTAAGAATCATATGTCTGATTAAATCCTCTTGCAGATCTAATCGTTGTGTTATTACATTACCTACTGCTATACCATTATAATCTATAATTATCATTATTTACTCTCACATCTAATACATGATTTTTCTATTATATTTCTTGCTTTAGTAGCACACTTCCATCCATGTACATTAGCCCATCTACCTGGATCTAAATCTTTATAATGTTCAAAGAAATGTCTAATCTGGTTTAATGTTCTTTGTGGAACATCTTCAATATCATTCCAATCTTCATATAATCTATCAACAGGTACTGCTAATATCTTATTATCAGTACCTTCTTCATCTTCCATTTCTAATACACCTAATACTTTACATCTTGCAATACAGCCAGATAATAAAGGATAAGGTGATAGTACTAATACATCTACAGGATCACCATCTTCTGCTAAAGTTGCTGGTATGAATCCATAGTTACATGGATAATGCATTGCTGTATCTAGAAACCTATCTAGATACAATTCACCTGTCATATCATCTACTTCATACTTTACTGGATTAGACTCCATAGGAATCTCAATAGTTACATTTATCATTATATATCCTATATTATACTACAATTCGTTATTAATGTCAAGTGATTCTTTTAGTTTTTTTAAATGAGCTGCACGAACCTTTACCATTATCCAATCATTATAATATTCATCCTTTAGTAATACATCATGTTCAAACTGTAACTTAGCTTCAAAGTAAGCACATTCAGACTTGCTCTTACATAGTCTTAATATAGTTCTTGTGAATCTACTCTTATCTTTGTTTACTTCTAATAAAAGCTTTTCAGATGACCCATAATACTTTTGCCAATCAGATTCTCCCAAATACTTTTTCTTTTTACCTTTAACTTGTCGGGTTTTACGTGCCCAGAAGAACTTTTTACCAATGTACTTTTTACCACTTTCTGAATCCTGTATCTGATATACGAACCCGTACATTGTCTTGCTAGTACAGCCTTCCGGTAAGTTGTAAATCTTGTCTTCATATATCCATTCCCCACTCTCTTCCTTAATCCCATCTTTAACGGTATTATCCTTCTTCCCAATCTTTGGTGTAAATTCTTTGTCATTAATAATCTCCTTCATCGTCATCATCTAATCCATTATTTATTATATCTACTTTACCTGAGCAGAATGGGCAATATGATGGTAACACATTGTTCTCTTCATACACTTCAGAATACAGCACACCAAACTCTATATTACAATCAGGGCAATGCATATCAAATTCAGACTCAGGATCGTTATGAAGCATATACCTCTCCCCAAGCCCCTTTAAGTCCGCCTACTTCATATTCCGTAACACGATTCTCAAAGAAGTTAGTATGGTCAGGGGCATTTAATACCCAATCTAACCATGGTAATGGATTATCTTTTACTTCAAAGTTAGGCTTTAATCCAAGCTGTAATAGTCTACGATCAGCAATATGTCTAATATATAACTTAACATCTTCTTTTTGTAGACCTGCCATAGCAACACTAAAATCATTAGAAATATCACCATTATAAGCTAAGTCAATGAACCGATCTTCTAGTTCTACTACTTGTCTTAACATAGTATAAATCTCACGTTTGAAATCATCAGTTACTACTCTTGGGTGTTCTTCACAAAACCCTCTAAAGATTTGAGTCATACCATCAACGTGCATTGTTTCATCTCTTATAGACCATTCTACTACTTTACACATCCCTTTCATCTTACCGAATCTTTGAAAGTTTAGTAGCATTACAAATGATGCAAAGAGTGATATACCTTCAGAGAATACAGACTTAGCAACAGCAAGTGCAAGATTGGAATAATTAGAGTTGTCATTATCTCTCATGAATTCAACTTTATCAGCCATTTCTTTATACTCTAAAAATGCATGAAACTCAGATTCAGGTAATCCTAATGTATCATTCAATAGGGCATATGCTCTTTGATGTACACCTTCTCTTGATGCGAATGAACCTAACATATTACGAATCTCATTGTTCTTTAACTTAGGAATAAAGAAATCGTAATAGTTTTGACCTACAGCTACATCTGATTGTGTGAATAGTCTAAGTACCTGGATAATATAACTCTTTTCTTCTTGTGTTAATTTATCAGGGGATTTCCAATCAGACACATCATCAGATAAGTCAATCTCATCTTCAATCCAATGTGCTTGCTCATGTCTTTTAGTTAACTCTACTGCCCATGGATATCTAAATGGTTTATAAGATTCTGATGGAGTTGTCATTGTGACAGCCTTTTCAAAAAGAAACATTTCTTTATTGGCCATTAAGGTATCATAATTACCTAGATGCTTTCCGTCAACAACAATCTGAGGAACACTTCGAGCTCTCATATTAATCAAATCCTCCATATATGAGGGATCTTTTCCAATATCCTTTACTTCATATCTTACATTATGCCTATCAAACCACGCTTTGGTCAT